CAACTGGATCAGCGGACATTGCTATATCAATAATGGAGATAACGTAAGATGGCATATGTAGGTAATCCTGTAGATACCCAAAATACTTTTCAATCTCTTGTAGGTAAGAGGTTTAGTGGTGATGGTAGTACAACTGCATTTACTTTAGATGTAGCACCGGGCAATGTATTAGATATTGAAGTGTTTGTTGGTAATGTAAGACAAGACCCTAACTCAGCATACACTTTATCTGGTACAACATTAACGTTTACTGGTGCACCTCCTAGCGGCACAAACAATGTTTATGTTGTTCACCAAGCAAAGAGTGTGGGAACTATAGATGTTCCTGCTTTAGGTGTTAGTACAGCAAGTATACAAGCAGATGCAATAACAGAAGCAAAGATAGCAGATGATGCTGTTGAGAGTGAGCACTTAAATAATAATATTATTTCTGGTCAGACAGAATTAGCCTCTGCACCCGATAGCACTGATGAATTGTTAATTAGCGATGGCGGTACCTTAAAAAGAATAGATGTATCATTAGTGGGTGGAGATAATACTCCTGCTTTTTTTGCCCATGCTTCATCAAATCAAGATATATCAGATGATACAGCCACAAAAGTAACTTTAGGAACTGAAATTTATGACACTGATAGTGCTTTTGCATCAAATAAATTTACAGTTCCTTCTGGTGAAGGTGGAAAATATTTTTTTACTTATTCAGTAGATTGTCATTCACTTGCAAATAGTAATATGGATTATGCTTATGCGTATATTTATAAAAATGGTTCTAATGTATCAGAACATGCGGCAGATTTTAGAGATAATCCTGCAAGAAGAATTTCAGTTAAAGGTTCAGTTGTTCTTAGTTTATCAGCAAGTGATTACATAGAACTGTATGTGAATATTAATGATAATAGTGGAAGCCCTAGAATTGTAGGAGATAGTGGAATATCAACTTATCTCGGTGGACATAAATTAATAGGAGTATAATAATATGATAACAATTTTAAAAGGAGGTCTACATGGCAAGTCTATCAACTAAAGTAAAACTTTACTGTGAAGCAAATAGCAAGGTTGCTAATTTTAACACAGGTGGTAATGTAGTTTTACAGAATGATTCGGATGGGAAAGGCGATTATATAGCGAGCTGGAGTGTTGATGGTTTAAATAAGCCAACAGACTCACAATTAGCTAGTTATGAAACTGCTGGTAATACTGAAGAAAAAAACAATACTGTAAGAGCTACAAGAAAAGCGGCTTATGGTGATATTGGCGACCAGTTAGACGAGATATACAAGGATATTGATGCTTGGAAAACTCGTATTAAAGCGGTCAAAGATGCAAACCCAAAGGAATAATAAATGAGTAAAACACAAATAGTAACAGGTGGTATTGCTGATGACGCAGTATCAGAAGAACATTTAGATGCTACCGCTATAACAGGCTCAACAGAATTATCGGCAACTCCTGCTGATACTGATGAAATACTTATTAGCGATGCGGGAACATTAAAAAGAATTGATTTTTCTCATTTAAAATCTGTTGCAGGCACAGTTGCTTTTACTGCAAGGTCAAACTCTTCACAAAGTATTTCAGACAACACGCATACACAAGTTACTTTAGGCACAGAAATACTAGACACTGCTAGTGCGTTTGCAAGCTCTACTTTTACAGTTCCATCTGGCAAAGGCGGTAATTATTTATTTAATGGTGCAGTAAGATTAAGAGATACAAACAATACAATTACAGCAGGAACAGTTTCTCTTCGTGTTGACGGAACTCAAGTTGCTAACGAATTTACAAATAGAGAAAGTTTTTCTTATGATTGGAATATGAGAAATTTTACTCAACAAACTACAGCTATATTAAATTTATCAGCAGGAGAAGCAGTGACACTTTATGGCTATATATCATCAAGTAATACTTCGGCTCAAACTTTTGACCAAGCACAATTTATGGGAGTAAGATTATCATAATGAGAAGATACAAAAACAGAGATGGAAAAATTATAAGGAGTAAAACATGGCACTAAGTAAAATAGATGTAGCAAATATGGTGACAGGTGCAGTGCCTGTGGCTAACGGAGGAACAGCCTTAACTTCTGGATTTGTTAATGGTAAAGACCCAAGACCTTTATCAAAACCATTAATTATAAATGGTGATATGGCTGTAGCTCAAAGAGGCACTTCAAAAACAAGTGCCAGTGGATATACAACTGTTGATAGATTTAGAAACTTTCAAGATGATGGGGCTGTAACAGCTACACAAGAATCTCTTACGAGTGGTAATGCTTATATAAATGGTTTTGCTAATGCCTTTAAGTTAGATGTGACAACGGCAGATAGTTCAGTAGCAAATGACCATTTAGCAGGTATTCAATATAAATTTGAAGGTCAAGATTTACAGGTATTTAAAAAAGGAACCTCTAATGCAGAAAAATTTACTGTAGCTTTTTGGTTTAAATCTACAAAAACAGGCACTTATATTTGTGAATTAGAGGATGAAGATAATGGTAGAAACAACTCACAATCTTACACAGTTTCAAGTTCTGATACTTGGGAACACAAAGTGGTCAATTTTCCTGCTGATACAACAGGTTCTTTTGGAGATGATAAGAATACTAGTTTAAAAGTAAATTGGTTTTTAATGGCAGGAACAGATTTTACTTCTGGCACTTTACAAACTGCATGGGGTAGTGAAACTTCGGCTAACAGATGTGTTGGTCAAGTAAATGCTTTAGACAACACATCAAATAATATTCATATTACAGGTGTTCAATTAGAGGTAGGAGAGTTTAGTTCTACAACTTTACCTCCTTTTCAACATGAAAGTTTTGGAGAAAATTTAGCTAGGTGTCAAAGATACTTTCAAAAAAGCTATGATGTAGGTGGTGCCATCGCTTCGGATGATGCTACATTTCATCAAGCAAAAATTCAAGGTCAAGGATTTCATTTTTTTGACACAACATATCCAGTTAGAATGAGAGCGGCCGCTTCAGTAGTAACTTATTCAAATAGTGGCGGTGCAAGTGGAAAGATGTATAATGCTTCTACAGGTTCTGATGTTGAAGAAACAGTTGCAGGTTATGAAAGAGGTCATTTAGCACATAACGCATCAAGTATGACCGCAGGACACAATTTAGTGTATCATTATACAGCAGATGCAGAATTGTAGGAGTTGTTATGGAAATAAAAAACGCAAAATATATAGTTACTAAAGATGCCAAAGGAGATGTTAAAGTTGGAGTTCGAGCAGAATTAGACGGAATTATTACTAATGTGCCTATGGATGAAGATAACAGACATTATCAAGCTATTCTTCAATGGGTAGCAGAAGGTAATACTATAGAGGAGGCTGGTTAATGGCTTATATAGGACAAGGAATTAAGCAGGGCACGTTTAAGGTACTAGATACATCTGGTAATACTTACAACGGATCTAACACAACATTTAGTTTAGGAACACAAGTTGGTGCCGCGGCACAGCTTTTAGTATCTCATGATGGTGTTATACAGTTACCCGGCACTGACTATACTTTAGCTAGTGGTGGTGCATCAATTACATTTAGCACAGCACCTGCAAGTGGTGCGAGTATCTTTATCGTGGAGATATCTGGTGCAGTTGGTGGCACAGTAACACCTTCTGATAATTCAGTTGGCATCACACAATTAAATGTTTCTGATGGCTCTAACGGACAAGCACTTACTACAAACGGAAGTGGCACATTATCTTTTTCTACTATTAGTTCAAATACACCAAGCAGCGCTGATGGACAAGCGTTAGGTTCTGCTTCTTTAGAATGGTCTGATTTATTTCTAGCTGATGGTGGAGAAATTAAATTTGGAAACGATCAAGATGTAGCTTTAATACACAACGCTGACAAAGGATTAAAATTAAAATCAACAGCTACTTCAGATGACACACCTGCAATACTTACATTACAAACAGGCGACACAGATATTGCTGATGATGACGTTATTGGTAAAATAGAGTTTCAAGCGCCAGATGAAGCCTCGGGCACAGACGCAATATTAGTTGGTGCAGCAATACAAGCAGTTGCAGTTGGAGATTTTTCTAGCAGTGCGAACGCTATGGAATTACAATTTATGACGGCAGAGTCTGCAACAGCTAGTGCTAAAATGCGTATTAGAGGCGACGGTAAAGTTGGTATAAGCCCAGATGGTAATGCGCCAGATTTAGGAACAGGATTACATATTAAAACATCTGACTCTGCGGCAAGTGCCTCAAGTGGTATGGATGAATTAGTTTTAGAAAATGGAAGTGCTAACTGTGGATTAACTATTTGTACTGCTAATGATGGTTTTGCTAGAATTGCTTTTTCTGATCCACAAGATGCCGGTTCAGGCGGTATAGATTACGATCATGGTAATGATGTAATGAAATTATATGCTTCTGGATCTTCAAATCTTTTTGTAGAAGATGATAGAGTAGGAATAGGAACAGGTGGTAATACCGATGATGCAAGAGTGCACATTGAAACACCAAATCAACAAAATATGAAACTACAAAGACCAGGCACAAGTAGTGCAGGTCATATTTCTTTTGATAATGACAATGGAAGAGTTGGAGAAATTTTTTCTAATGGTAGCACTACAACTTATTCAACATCTTCTGATTATAGATTAAAAGAAAATGTAGATTATACTTGGGATGCAACATCAAGACTTAAACAACTTAAACCTGCAAGATTTAATTGGATTGCAGATGATACAAATACTTTACAAGATGGTTTTTTAGCACACGAAGTTTCAAGTATTGTTCCAATAGCTGTTAATAAAACTAAAGACGCAACAAGAACTTTAACAAATGTAGTATTGAATGCAAATGGTAAAGTTATAAATAGTAAAGTTACTAAAGATAAATGGGAAAATGGAAAAAGAGAAGATGAGGACGGTAATAGAATATTTCCTACCGATTCTACTTGGGTAGCTAGTAAGGAAGTACCAGATTATCAAACAATAGATGAATCAAAACTTGTTCCATTACTTGTAAAAACAGTTCAAGAACTTGAAGCTAGAATAACAACACTAGAGGGATAATGTTACTAGGACACGGAACGATAGGACAATTTGGTGTAGCAGAAGCGTTGCCCGGAACTGTTGTTAATGCAGGCACTGTGGACGTTTCTATGGGCCAAGCAGCAACGTTTAGTATTGGTACAGAGACTGTAGCAGCTAGTGCTGTGTTTGCTGTTACTACAGCTGGTGCTCCTAGTTTTTCTTTAGGCACAGAAATAGCAACTGGTGGTGCAAATGTATCTCCTACCGGATCTGAAGCAACATTTAGCATTGGAGATGAAACAGCTTTTGGTGAAGCATTTCAAAACCTCATATCTTTTTCTGTTGGAGAACCAGATTTCTTTATTTGGAATGAAATAGATGATAGTATGACTGCAACATATACAGATGTAGAACCAGGATCAACAGATTAAGGAGGATAGATGGCATCAACATTTTCAAGTTCATTAAATTTAGAGCTACAAGCCACTGGTGAAAACTCAGGATCTTGGGGCGATAAAACAAATAACAATTTACAAAAATTAGAATCAGCAATTAAAGGTTACGTATCTATTGCTATTGCAAGCACATCAGACTCATTAGCCACATCTAATGGATCTACAACAGATGAGCAGAGTAACGCTATAATTAAACTAACAGGCACATTGTCTGGCAACACTACCATGCAAGCAGAGGCTGTCGAAACGTGGTATATCGTAGACGATGCAACAACACATGGAGGCAACACATTAGGATTTAAGCCTGCCGGTGGAACTGCAGTTAACCTGGTACAGGGAGCAAAACATATTTTGTATTCTGATGGCTCTACTATGTTTGATGTATTGGCTGATGCAGGTAACATAAAAGCAAACGGCACATTAGATGTAGTAGGCAACACTTCATTAGACGGTGGTACGTTTGTATTTAACGAATCATCTGCTGATTTAGATTTTAGAATAGAAGGTAACGGCGATGCAAACTTGTTCTTTACTGACGCCGGTAACGATAGGGTTGGTATAAAAACTAACTCACCTTCTACAGAATTACATGTTGTAGGTGGTGTCAAAGCTACTGGTGCAATTGACTTTGATGGAGGAGGATTTACATTTAACGACTCTAGTGCTTCTGTTGATTTTAGAGCAGAAACAAATACATTAACACACGCTTTCTTTATTGATGGTTCAGCTGACAAGATTGGCTTTGGAACTGACACACCAGCTGATGCAAGTGTAGAAATAAATCAAGCTAATGCTTCAGGTGCTATAGCATGTCTGTCTTTAGATCAAGACGATCAAGATCAAGAGTTTATTAAGTTTGATGGCACTTCTGCTTCTGATAGTTCTGCTAGTATTTCGTCATCTACAGATGAAGGTGGCAGTAAAGTTGGTGCAATACGTATTAATGTAAATGGCACTGATCGTTTTATAAGGTTTTATGATACTGCGATTTAGCCATGCCACTAACTAAATTACAAATAGCTCCAGGCATAGATAAGCAAAACACCGAGTATGGTGCAGAAGGTCGTTGGGTAGATTGTGATAACGTACGCTTTCGTTATGGTCAACCAGAAAAAATAGGTGGTTGGGAAAAAGTAACAAGCGATGCTTTGCTTGGCGCTACTCGTGCTATACTAACTTATTCAGATCTCAAAGGTGTAAACTATGCTGTGTACGGAACAAACAAAAAACTGTACGCATACTCTGAAGAAACTTATGCAGACATCACACCTACTCGTGCTACAGGCACAGGCAACATTACACAATTTGAAACGACAAACGGATCTACTACAGTAACTGTAACCGACTCTAGTCATGGTGCTTTGATAGGTGACTTTGTTACTATCGCTAGTGTCAGTGGTGCTGTTGGTGGTATATCTGCTGCTAATCTACAAGGTGAGTTTGAAATACAAACTGTACCTAACCCCAATACCTACACAATAGTTGCAGGTGCTGCAGCTAGCTCTGATGCAACCGGAGCTACAGCTAACGCTACATATCAAATAAACACAGGATTACCTACATCTATATACGGATATGGATGGGGTGCAGGAACTTGGAACGCATCAACTTGGAATACATCTCGTGAGGGTTTGACAGGTGCCGACGGCGTTTTACTACAGTCTGGTAAATGGGCCTTGGACAATTGGGGCGAAGATGTATTAGCACAACAGTTTAACGGCAGTCTTTATTATTGGGATACTTCTTCTGGTTTGACTGGTAACTTAGCTTCTAGAACAAATGTCAGTGGTGCACCAACTAAATCTAGATTTATGTTAGTATCAGGTGACGATAGACACGTAATATGTTTTGGCACAGAAACAACAATAGGCACATCTTCTACACAGGACAATATGTTTTTACGTTTTTCAGATCAAGAGGACCCTGCAACGTGGACACCAACAGCTACAAATACAGCTGGATCACAAAGACTTACAGATGGTAATCAAATAAACACAGCTGTTAGATCTAGAGGTGTCATACTTATTTACACAGATACTGCTCTGTATCAAATGCAGTTTATTGGGCCACCTTTTACTTTTGGATTTAGACAGTTAGGTACAAACTGTGGAGCTGTAGGTATTAACTCTGCAGTAGATGTAAACGGTATAGCTTACTGGATGGGTAATGATTCTTTTTTCTTATTTGACGGTGCTGTCAAAAAGATACCGTGTAGTGTGCAAGACTATGTATTTGATGATATAAACAATAATGCATTAGGTGATGTATTCTGTGCGGTCAATTCTGATTTTAATGAAGTAATATGGTTCTATCCATCTAAAAATTCTACACAGATAGATAGAAACGTAACATACAATTACGCTGAAAAGATATGGTACATAGGAACACTAGCACGTAGCTCTTGGGCAGATCGTGGCGTGTATCCTAATCCGTATGCAGCAGAGTTTGAGTCTGATGACAGCACTGCAACAATATCTACTATCAACGGTGTAAAAGAAGGTAGAACATTAATATACTTACACGAAGAAGGTGTTAATGATGACGGTGCAGCAATGAATTGTCATATAGAGTCAGGAGATATTGACGTAGGTGATGGTGATCAATTTTTATCTATATCTAGATTTATACCTGATTTTAAAAATCAAATTGGAGAAGTAGATGTCAGTGTAAAATCAAGACCATATCCATCAGCTTCACAAAGAACACATGGGCCATTTGTTGTTACAACAAGCACAACTAAAAAAGATACACGTATAAGAGGCAGACAACTTGCACTACGTGTGTCTAGTGATGCTGTTGATGAAAAATGGCGATACGGCACCATAAGATTTGACGGTAAACCAGATGGCATGAGAGGCGGATAATGACTAAAATAACGATACCTATTATACCACAAGCAACAGAAGAATACGATCAATCGCAAATGTCACAAATGGTACAAACGTTAGAGCAACTTATATTTGCTTTGAACAACACATACACTTCAGAACCTCTAAGAGATGAATCTGAAGCTATAAATTGGTTCTTGTCTTAATGGCTAACGTATACACAAATCACAAAGCAATTTTATCAAGCACAGATTTGACAACATTGTACACGGTGCCAGCAGAGACAACAGCTATAATAAAATCAATACATGTAGCAAATGTAGACACGACAAATGATTGCGAAATATCTTTGTTTTTGGTAGACACCACACCTACAAGTTTTACGCTACAAAAAAGTAGGGATATTGAGAAAGGCACAACACAAGAGTTGTTGGCAGCTGGCAACATAAGTCAGATTTCTGCAGATTCTCACGTATCTTCTGCTACACCATTGATAGCGAAAGAGTCTGAGATAATTAAGATACAAGCAGAAAACGCTAATGATTTACATGTTGTTCTTAGTGTGTTAGAGATAAGTTAATTATTGCATAATGGAGAAAAAAT